CTGCTTTGATTTTCTGTGGAACCGGCAATCCTAAATGGGCAGCATTTTCTAAAAGGCTCACGCCTTCATTGGAAATATAAAAGAAAATAACTGCTGTTCTTAGAACACTTCCGGTACCAATCACATGGACGTCCAGGATGTTTGCAATCCCTACCAATAAGAAGATCAGTACCTTCCGGCAAATCCCACGAAAGCCCACTTCACTTGATAGCGCTTTGTCGTTTATCGCGCACATAACACCGGTTATGTAGTCGATCACCACAAAAGCAAGCAATGCATATAACAAACCGTCGCATCCTCCTAAAAAGTACCCAAGCCAACCTCCAACTGCTGTAAATACAAACTGAATTGCATTCCAGAATTCCTTCATCGTCTTATCCTCCTTTGAATTTTTTGTATGAAAAAAGCAGCTACCCGCAATGGATAACTGCCTAATTCCAAAAATTATTCTATTGTTCCTGTAAGATATAGGTTATCTTCATGGTCTTATCTGCGGTCTTTGTAACCGGCGCATCCAGATTATTGATAGTTGCAAGATAATTACACATCATATGCCAGCCAGATGTTGACCAGGTCCCATAATCCGCAAAATAAATAAGTGGTTCATTACGAACCGGTGTTACATTTACGTTGTAACTACTATTAAACAGTGACTGTGCCTCTGGAGGCATAATCTCATTTGTTGCCGTATTCGCTATCAAAAGCTGATCAT